CGGCAAGGGGCCGCACATCAAGTGCGCCAACGCCAAGTGCGACGCAGGCAAGGGCTACCCGTGGGGCTGGTGGCCGCCCAAGGACGACGGCGGCCGTGGCCGCGGTCGTGGCTCGCGCCGCTCCGACTGACCGACCGAGGGGCGCCCGCCAGGGCGCCCCTCCTGTCTGCCTGGAGGCAACATGGGACAGCAGGAGATCGACACCCGCTTCGACTACCACCAGCCTGACCAGAGCCAGCAGACCCGCATGGCGGGTCTGCGGGCGCAGTTCAAGGCCCTGGCCGAGCGCCTGGACGAGGAGCTGCCCGTCTCGCGCGAGACGAGCCTGGCTCTGACCTACCTGGAGCAGGCGCAGTTCTACACCAACGCCGCCATCGCCCGTCGGGAGGCGTGATGAAGCTCGACGCCGCCTTGCTCAAGCGCCTGGCCGACGCCGTGAACGGACTCGACACGCTGCTCCAGAACGAGGGCGTGATCATCGAGGGCAACTTCGTCATCAAGCTGACCGACATCGACGACTCCGAGCATCGTGTGGTGGTCCGCCTGCACGACAGCCAGGAGTACTACGAGGTCCACGAGGGGGCGAGCTGATGGGGCTGAACCCCGCCGCCTGGGAGTTCGACCCCGCCAAGCACGAGGACGCGGACTTCAGCCAGGACGTGCTGCGCGAGGGGACCAACCTCTGGAACCACCTCGGCCAGCAGCTCACGTCGCTCGCGCTCGGGCTGGAGTCCCGACTCCAGACCGCCCTGATCGAGCAGGGCGGCGAGCGCCAGGTCATCCAGCGCGAGGTCAGCGGTGTCCTCGTCGCGCTCCAGTTTGCCGTGTTCGAGGCGCTGCGCTACGTCGAGTACAACGAGAAGTCGGTGCTGACCACGGTCACCGATCCGCGCGCGGTCGCGGCCGTGGCCGCCGCGCGACTGAGGAGGGAAGGTGGCTGACCCGACTCCCCCACCCGACGACCCGCTGGCCACGATCGGCGACGTGGCCACGCTCGGCCGACTGGCGGGCGCCCTCGGCGACCGCAGGGTCGAGGCGGCAGCCAACGGTGCGGGCCAGCACCGCCCGATGGACCTGGGCCGCATGAACCGTGGCCTGGTCCGCTCGGTCGGTGACGTGGCCAAGCAGTACGTCTCGTTCGCGGTCGAGCCTGGGGCGCGCTTTCGCAGCGGGCTGCCGTGGGTGGACGCCGTCATGCGCGGCGGCACCGCCCCAGGCGAGGTGACCTGCCTGCTCGCGCCGAGCTTCACGGGCAAGACGACCGTGTTCGCCAACGTGGCCGCGTTCAACGCGACCACCCCGCTGCTGTTCTTCTCGATCGAGATGCCCGAGATCATGGTCGCCGCCCGCCTGTTCTCCATTGTGTTCGGCGAGGAGTACAAGACGATCGAGGAGCGGCTGCGCCGCGGGGACAAGCGGCTGCGCTACATGATCGAGGGCGAGCTGGGCGACGCCCTGCCGAGCCTGGGCCTGGTCGGTCAGGGCGGCATCACGGTCGAGGGCATGGGTCGCGCCCTGGACGAGTACGAGCAGGGCTTCGGGCAACGGCCCGAGGCCATCATGATCGACTACCTGGACCTGATCGGTGGCGGCACCGAGGGTGTGGAGAACGCCAAGCGCAAGTTCAACGACCTGCGCGAGCTGGCCAAGGAACGCGAGCTGGCGGTCCTGGTCGCCCACCAGGTCGTGGGGGAGGTGCTCGACAAGCGCCACGGTGGGCCGCTGCACTTCAACGACGGCCGCTACGCGGGCGGCACGGAAGCCGATCACGTCATCGGCCTGTTCCGTCGGGTGAACGACAAGGAGGTCAAGGAGAACCCGAAGGAGTACGCCTACGAGCGCTGGACGATCCACGCCCAGGTGCTCAAGACCCGCTCGAACGAGGCCCAGCCCGAGCCGCACGAGATGGGCTGGAACCCGTTCACCTTGCGGGTGACCGAGGACTACGACCACGACGCGCGGGAGTATTGGGAGCCCCGCCCGACGCCGCGGGAGCGGTCCATCTCGTACCTGGCGACACAGGCCAGCCTCCCCGTGGGAGACGAGGACAATGACTAGGCACCACCATCACCCGATCGGTCCCGTACTCGCGGCGGGCGCCGTCGGCGCCGCCGCGCTGGCGTGGACGGAGTGGGTGCGCCGTCGGACCGCGGACGCGATGACGGCCCTGAGCGAGGACGTGCATGGCCATCTGGCCGACCTGAACGGCAACCAGAAGGCGCAGGCCCAGGCGCACAACGCCCTGGTGAACGCGGCCAGCACGCAGGGCGCCGTGCTGAACCACAACCTGGACGTGCTGCGCGAGGTCGTCTCCCCGATCCAGGCGGCGGTGTTCCCGCCGCGGGTGGACGAGGGTCCGAAGGAGTCTGACTGATGGACGTGGCGGGGCTGAAGCAGGCGGCCCCGCTACGCACCGTCTGGGAGCACGTCGGGCTCGACTGGCCCACGAGCGGCGCGAAGGCGCTGTGCCCACTGCACGAGGACGAGCGGCCGAGCTGCCACCTGTACGAGGGCCTCGGGCGCTGGTGGTGCTTCGTGTGCGACCGCGGGGGCGACGTGCTCGATCTGGTCCAGGCGGTCCTGGACTGCGACTTCACCTCGGCCGTGGAGTATCTGACGGCCGAACTGAATCTCGACCCTTCGCTGGTTCGTCGCTGGTCAGAGGCTCGCCAGCGCAGCGAGAGCCCCGCGGAGCTACTGCGGCGTGTCAGCGCCCAGGCGCACGCCGAGGTGGTCGAACATCAGCGGTCCGTCTTCGGTGACGCGAGTCCCGAGCTGTGGCTGCGTCTGGAGCGTCAGACGTTCTACGCCTACGACGAGCTGCTGCGGCAGATCCGCCAAGGCGACCTGAGCGTCGAGCGCGGCCAGTACCTGCTGCTCACCTGGTGGTCGTGGGCCACGGGTCGTGCGACACTGCCAGGGCGCGTGATCGAGCTGTTCAGTGTCGTCGGCGACCCAAGGAACCGAGATGAACAAGAACAAGGCGCAGGGGACCGAGGAGGAGATGCGTCAGGTCCGCCAAGCGGACGCGCACGGCCTCCTGCCGCGACGGCTCGCGGAAGGCGGGTCCGCGGACGAAGGGGACGTTGAGTTCTGGGTCGGCCCGCAACGGGTCGTCATGGAGGTCCGCTCGCGGGAGAAGATGAGCCTGCACGCGGCCCTGATCAAGGCGCTGGGCAAGACGAGTCGCCGCGGACGGCGGATCGCGACCGTCATCCTGTGGGCGCGACCCACGCTCGTGCGCGACCGACGGCGCCACGACCGTCTCGTGGCCATGACCGAGGCGCAGTTCTACGCCTGGGCGGGGGAGCTGAACCGCCATCGTGGCGGTCAGCCGAAGCTGCAAGGGGAGGCAACCGATGGTCAACTGGCGGCGTTCAGTGCTGCCCGATTCGACGTGGTCTGAGGCCCGAGCCGAACGGCTGCTGCTGCTGGGCAAGGTGGCTCTGGCCACCCTCTGGTGGATGCTGGTCGGCCTCGGCTGGGCGCTGTGGCTGCGCTTGTTCGTCTGGGCGCTGTCGGGCGCCGCGCGGACCCTGGCGGGGTCCAGCCCGCTGCGCATCATCACCATCCTGGCCGCCTCGTCGGTGATCTTCGTGATCATCGGCCAGCAGGCGGCCCTGCTGAGAGGAGTCCTGGCCAATGCCCTCGCGAACAGGTGGCGCACGCAGGGCGCCCGCAGTACCGATGGAGCGGACCTGGGTGATCAGGGCGACGCTGGTGGAGCGCCCGAAGGGCGAGCCGTCGGCCCCCGAGAGGATCGTGCTGACGAGCCCGCCGATCAGCTTCGCGACGAGCGCACTGTCGAGCTGGGCCAGGTGCCATCCGAGCCCGTGCGCCTGGCACACGGACGACCTGAGCTGCCGTCTTATCGGCCGCCTGCGTGAGATCGTCAAGGCCGCGGGCATCGAGCTGAAGCTCGCGGGGCTCGCGGTCGGCAAGTGCAAGGACTCCAAGGGCGTGCCTGGTGTGGCCGCCGACGGCACCGTGTGGACGGAGAACTGACTGATGTCGTTCAAGGACGAGGACTGGCGCCAGCGCTTCACCCGCCTCGGCGACGAAGCCGAGGCGGTGTACGAGATGGACCGCCTGGCGGACGGGATCGGCTTCATCAGGGCGGGCCTGAACCGTCCGCCGTTCAACCCGACGGCGCTGCACGTCAACGAGCGCTACCGCCCCGACTACTTGGAGGTCGTCAAGGGTTCGGGCGCCCGTTACGTGGAGGTGCAGGGCCTGGGTCGCGACGGCGTGTTCAAGCTGAAGGTCGCCAAGCTGGCTGCCCTGTTGTTCTGGCGCGAGCAGATGCCTGTTACGCTGCTGGTCTGGAACAACGTGACCCGCACGATCGTCGAGCCCTCGATCGAGCTGATCGCCGAGCTGTGCAGTCGCGCCGAGACGGAAGGGGAGATGGGCTGCTTCGATGGACACCACCCCTACTACCAGGTCGCGTGGACCACGCTCGTCGCGCACGTCGAGGAGAGGGCGCCGCGGCGCGAGCGTCGCGGCACTGACGTGGTCCCCCGCGCAGTTCGAGCATCTGCCCGCGGCGGCGCCACCGCGGTTCGCCCCGCGGTACGAGGAGGTCGTGGACGCGGTCGAGGCGCTACCCGCGACGCAACGCGCGATCGTGGAGATGGTGTTCTGGGAGGGCCTGACGCTGGCCGCCGCGGGACGGCGGCTGGGGATCACCTACCGCGCGGCGGTGGGCAGGATGGTGCGCGCCAAGGTGGCGCTGAGCATGGCGCTGGGGGAGAGCAGTGAGCCGACCGAGGATCGCCCTGGACCTGGATGAGGTCGTCTTCGACTGGCTGGAGGCCTTCATCCGTACCTTCGAGGAGGAAGACGGCGACCCTGACGCCTTCCCTGTCCCGTTCGACGTGGCCTCGCTGCGCGCGGCCCGCCAGGACCGCTACGACTGGATGGAGCACGTCGTCGGGCAGGCGAACTGGCGCTGGTTCTGGGAGGTGCCCGCGGGGGAGGCGTCCTGGTGGCGTGCGGTCCCCCTGCGGGTCGGCGAGGCGGAGGCCGCGGCGACGCTCGCGCACCGCTACGACGTGGTCATCCTGACCTCACGACCGCGCGTCGCGCGCGTGCCGACCCTGGAGTGGATGGCCGACCAGGAGGCACCCTTCCAGGGGCTGTTCGTCGTCGAGCAGGCAGGCGACAAGGTCGGCGCGGCGGCGGGGCTCGCGTGCGACACGCTCGTGGACGATCGGGCCAGCGTGATCGCGGACGCGATCCTGCACAACCGCACCTCGTTCTTCCCGATCGGGCCTGTCGTCTACTCCCAGCCGTGGAACCAGGTGATCCCTCGCTCGCGGGGCGGGGACTACCGCCGTATCAGCTCGTTGGAGGAGCTGGTCGTCCAGATGAGTCCGAGGAGGACGAAGTGAGCGCAGCGGACACGTACGCCGTGCTGGAGGAAGTCCGCCAGGAGCGCAAGCGCCAGGACGCCGCCTGGGGCGAGCAGAACCACCCGAACGGCGAGGCGATCAGCGCCGAGACGGCGGGTGACCTGCTCCAGGTGATCCGCCAGCGCCTGGCGGGGGAGCCAACCTGGAAGGACGTGCTGTGGGAGGAGGTCACCGAGGCGTTCGAGGCGCTGGAGGACAACGACCGCCTGCGAGCCGAGCTGGTCCAGGTCGCCGCGGTGGCGACGGCCTGGGTGGAAGCGATCGACAGGAGGGCGTCGTGAGCAGTGAACCTGGGCCAACCGTCTTCGAGTTGAAGACCAATCGTCACCCGTCCAGTCAGCGCTTCCACGACCTACTCACCGAGATCGGTGAGCTGCACGACCGCAAGCAGGAGGACTACGGCCGCGGGGACGACCCGTTCTTCAACGTGCGCTCCTCGGCGCTCCAGTGGGGCGTGCCCGTCTGGGCGGGCGCGCTCATGCGGGCAGGCGACAAGCTGGCCCGCCTCCAGGTGTACGCCCAGCGGGGTACCCTGGCCAACGAGGGTGCCCGTGACTCGTTCATGGACCTGGTCGTGTACGGGCTGATCGGGC